GATGATCTATTCCCTCGTCAGATACTATACTGCCACCAACAAGAAAACGCTCATCATCGTGCCTACTACGTCCCTCGTAGAACAGATGGTCAATGATTTTGCTGATTATGGCTGGAATGCTGATGACCATGTGCATAAAATATATTCGGGCAAAGATAAGAATACTGACAAACCAATTATTATTTCCACTTGGCAATCAATCTACAAGTTCCCAAAAAGATACTTTGATGATATTGACTGTGTTATCGGTGATGAAGCACATCTATTTAAATCAAAGTCTCTAACTGGCATTATGACAAAACTTCATAATGCTAAGTATCGTTTTGGTTTTACTGGAACTTTAGACGGAAGTAAGACTCACAAATGGGTGTTAGAAGGATTGTTTGGTTCATGTGAACAAGTTACTAAAACTGATGATTTAATCAAGTCAGGTTATCTTAGCAAGTTTAGGATCAAAGTGTTGCTTTGTAAACATGCTCCTGAATATTTTGAGTCATATCATGATGAAATGGATTATCTTGTCGAACACCGTGGAAGGAATAATCTCATCAAAAATCTAGTAAAAGATTTAGATGGAAATACTCTTGTTCTATTTAACTATATTGAGAAGCACGGTGAACCACTTTATGAATTGATAAATAACACCATAGACCCAGAACGAAAATTATTTTTTGTTCATGGTGGTACTGATGTAGAAGATAGAGAAGCAGTTAGACAGATTACTGAAAGTGAAAATGACGCTGTGATTCTTGCTTCATATGGCACCTTCTCTACAGGAATTAACATCAAACGATTACATAATATTATATTCGCTTCTCCAAGTAAATCGCGTATTCGTAACTTACAGAGTATCGGACGTGTATTGAGAAAAGGCGAAGGTAAAGATATAGCAACCTTATACGATATTGCTGACGATATTGGTGGTCAGAACTATACATTAAAACATCTCAACGAAAGAGTAACAATTTACAATGAAGAGAATTTTAAGTATGAGGTTATAAAAGTAAACCTTAGAGCTGGATAATATGGAAGAAGAATTCTATGCAACAATCAAGTTAGTATCAGGAGAAGAAGTAGTAGCAAAAGTATGTTACCTTCCTGAAGAAGAAAAATTAGTACTAGATAGACCGTTAGAAGTAGAGAATGCTAAACAGAAAAAAGGTCAAGTAGAAGTAACTGGATTTGCTCTTAAAGAATGGGTTTCTGCTACATTTGATAATATGTTTATAATTAATAAACAACATATTATTACAATGGTAGAAATTGAAGGTGAGATAGTTGAATTCTATGAAAAAACCCTTAACCGTTTAGAGAGTGGAAAGTCTCTAGCAGGAAGAGGAAATAAATTACCTAGAGGATCAGGATATCTAGGGTCAGTAAAAGAAATGAAAAAATCTCTAGAAGATATCTTTAATAAAAGCTAAAAGCTATAACTTCTCTTGAACCCTTAACAGAGTTATTCTACTGAGTTTATCAGGATCTGTCAAGCTTTGACAAGATGGATATACGATGTTATACTTAAATCAAGATCATGAAAGAAACCCGTGGCATACACAGTAATGGCAAAAAGAAAACAAACAGAGTATTACGTTAACAATAAAGAATTCCTTGCTGCTATCACTGAGTATCGCGCCAAGGTTTTGAGAGCAAAGGAATTGGAAAAACCACGTCCCCGTGTTACCAACTATCTTGGTGAATGTTTTTTAAAGATTGCTACCCATCTATCTTATAAACCAAACTTCGTGAATTATATGTTCCGCGAAGACATGATCTGTGACGGTATTGAAAATTGCTTACAATACATTGATAACTTTGATCCTGAAAAATCAAAAAACCCCTTTGCTTATTTCACTCAAATCATCTATTACGCATTCCTCAGGCGTATTCAAAAAGAAAAGAAACAACTCGAAATCAAGGGTAAAATACTTGAGAGATCTGGACACGATGAAGTTATGCATACCGATTCATATGATGGTATGATGTCAGGGATGAATGCTTCATATTCTGATATGGGCAGTATCAAAGAAAACATTGAAACCAGAATGAACCGATGAAAATCGCAATTATTACTGATCAACATCTTGACGGACGCAAAGGTTCTTTAGCGTTCTGGAATTATTTTCAAAAGTTCTATGATGAAATCTTTTTTCCAACTCTTGAGAAAGAAGGTGTCAAGGTCGTCTTTGATCTTGGTGACACATTTGATAATCGAAAGTCTATGGACTTTAATACTTTCCATCGCGTAAAGGAAAATTATTTTGATAAGATTCAAAAATATAAAGTTCATATGCTCCTTGGTAATCATTGTACTTATTACAAGAATACTAATCGTATCAACTCCCCTGAACTCTTACTTGAACAGTATTCAAACATCAGCATATATGCTTCACCAAAGCATTTTACATTAGGTAGCAAGAAGTTCCTCATGCTTCCTTGGATAAACAGGGAAAACAATGATGAGGTCTTGAATCTACTTGAAACTTCTGATGCTGATATCTGCTGTGGTCATTTAGAACTTGCTGGGTTTGAAATGAATGCTGGAATGTTAATGGACCATGGTATGGATCCTAAATTATTCCATAGATTCAAGCGTGTCTGGTCTGGGCATTATCACCACAGTTCAAAAAAAGGCAATATTCAATACCTAGGCAACCCTTATCAGATGTTCTGGAATGATTATAAAGACCGTCGTGGATTCTATATCTACGATACTGAAAGTGATCGACTTAAGTTTGTCGAGAATCCCTACGAAATCTTCGACAAAATCTTTTATGACGACACCAGTGTGGATTACAACAAACAAGATGTGTCTGACTATAAAAACAAGTTCATTAAGATCGTTATCGAAAACAAACGAGACTATCAAATGTTCGAAACATTGGTTGATCGTCTTTACAACGTAGGAGTTCATGATGTAAAAGTCATTGAAAATCTTCTCAGTGAAGACTGTAAAGAGGACATTGAAATCTCCGCAAAAGATACAATGACTTTGCTTAATGAATATATTGATGAAGTAGAAATGACTGTAGATAAATCAGATCTTAAGAATCTGATGAGATCTCTATATATTGAAAGTTGTAACGTTGTGTGATATGTTCATCGTAACCCTAGAAGATCATCCAGACGGCGTTTATTCTGTCTTTGATGAAACAGAAGATAGAGTAATACCTATCTTCCAGGAAGAAGATGACGCAGACCGTTACTTAATGATGTTGGAGAATGATGACGATTATCCTCCCATGCAGATTGTCGAGATTGACGACCATGTTATAATTACAGCATGTCAGGAACGTGGTCATAAGTTTTCTATAATTACACCTGACGATTTTTTGATCCCACCTGATGACCCAGAATGATTATTTTTAAAAAGATCCGATGGAAAAACTTTCTTTCTACGGGCAATGTATTCAGTGAAGTTGATTTACAAAAGTCAAAAACTAATTTGATCATTGGAAGCAATGGAGCAGGTAAGAGCACCATCTTGGATGCTCTTACTTTTTCTTTGTTTGGGAAACCATTTCGTAAGATTAACAAGCCTATGCTTGTGAATAGTATTAACGAAAAGGATCTTCTTACAGAGATTGAATTTTCTATTGGCAAGAAAGAATATAAAGTTGTTCGCGGTATCAAACCAAACGTGTTTGAGATTTACTGTGATGATCAACTTTGGAATCAGGAAAGCACTCTGGTAGAGCAGCAGAAAAACTTTGAGGCAAATGTCCTCAAGATGAATTATAAATCATTCACACAAATTGTGGTGTTGGGATCCTCCACGTTTGTGCCATTCATGCGTCTGCCACTAGCACAACGTCGTGAAATTATTGAAGACATTCTGGACATCCAGGTCTTTTCTACAATGAATGTTCTTCTCAAAGATAAAGTTAGGGAGAATAATGAAGAGATCAAAGACCTAGATTATCAGGTTCATCTTCTGGAAGACAAGATTGATCTCCAGAAAAAGTATATGCTGGAACTGGAGAATAAAACTAAAGAAGAGATTAATCGTAAGGAGAATAAAATCTCTGAATTGTTACAGAATGAAAACGAACAGCACCAAGAAATTGCGCGTCTGAATTCTGAAGTACAAAAACATTCTGAAGAGATGGAAGAGTTGAATAATTCTTCTTCAAAATTGAAGAAGTTAAACACTTTTCTAATTAAATTACAAGGTAAGTTACAAACTTGTCAAAAAGAACATGAGTTCTTTGAAAAAAATCATGTGTGTCCTACATGCACACAAGATTTATCTGACGATTTTCGTGAAGAAAAATTACAGTCTGGAAAATCAAAGGTCGATGAAATGACCTTGGGTTATAATGATCTTCTCAAAGCAATTGGTGAAGAAGAACAACGCCACGAACAGTTCAGTAAATTATCTAATCAGGTAATGACATTGAACAACTCTATCAGTCAGGCAAATTTCCAGATCGGGTCTATCAAAAAATCTATATCCGATATTGAAAATGAGATCAAAGAACTGGAAAGTTCTAATCCTGACAAGAAAGCAGAGTTTGTAAAACTTGAGGGATTAATTTCTGAAAAGAAATCTCTCAATACAAACATCTCTGAATCAAAAAAAGATCGTGATGTTCTTCTTACTGCTTCTCAGTTACTGAAAGACAACGGCATCAAAACTCGTATCATCAAGACTTATCTACCAGCGATGAACCAGTTGATCAATCAGTATCTACAGAGTATGGACTTTTATGTCAATTTTACTCTGAATGAAAACTTTGAGGAGATAATCAAATCTAGATACCGTGACGTTTTTTCTTATGACAGTTTTAGCGAAGGAGAGAAATCTCGTATTGATATTGCTCTGCTGCTTACTTGGAGAAGTATTGCTAAGCTCAAGAATAGCGTGGATACTAACTTACTTATTTTAGATGAGATCTTTGATAGTTCGCTCGATCAGCAAGGTGGTTCTGATCTTGGTTGGATCCTCCGTAATTTCGATGACAATACTAATGTTTATGTTATAAGTCATAGAGAACAATTAGAAGGGAAATTTGACAGAACACTTACAGCGGTGAAGGAAAAGAACTTCTCCGTTGTCCAAGAGACAGTTTCTGAACTGGACTAGGGGTGCCTTCGGGCACCCTTTTTTTGTATATACTAATGGCATCAACGCAAGAGACGCCATGAACCAGGAAATCAAAGGCAACCTCGCCCGCCTACTCGCTACAGAAAACCTTATTGTAGAGCACCGTAAAGTCGCTACAGCATCCTTTGACGTGGATCGCCGTGTGCTGACCCTGCCCAACTGGGACCGTGCTTCTAGCGTCGTCTATGATATGCTTGTGGGTCATGAGGTTGGTCATGCTCTCTTCACTCCTAATGAAGACTGGCGCGATGCTGTTGATTGCCCTAAAGACTTTATCAATGTGATTGAAGATGCTCGCATTGAGAAGCTTATGAAGCGTAAGTATCCTGGTCTGCGTAAGTCTTTCTCTGGTGGTTATAAAGAACTGAATGATCAAGACTTCTTCGGTATTGCTGATGAAGATCTTTCCAAGTTAAGCTTGATCGATCGTATCAATCTTCACTTCAAGTGTGGCGCAGATGCTCTCATTCCTTTCTCTATTGAGGAGAAAGTGTTTGTTGCTCGCACTGATGTTGCTGAGACTTTTGCTGAGGTTTGTGAGATTGCTGCTGATGTATTCAAGTTCAGTAAGCAAGAGAAAGAACAAGAACAAGTTGCTGAGGCAATGCCACCCCAACAACAATCTGAGGAAGGTTCTAGTGGTGACAGTGTTGATGTAGAACAATCTGAGCAGCAGGGAGATGAGCAAGATGATATTGAACCTAACAATCCTACCCCTACAGGTCAAGAAGATCCCATTGAAGATGAAGATGAAGAAGATGGAGGTGATGCTGGTGATGTAGAAACTTCTGTAACTCAGAGATCCTTTGATCAATCTTCTGAACAACTAACTAATCGTTATGCAAATAATCCTGTGTATGTTGAGATTCCAGAATCTGTAGATCTTCCTACTTACATTGCTGACTGGACTGAAATCCATGATTGGATTGATGAACAACGCAATGCTTTCCTTGAAAATAAAGAAGACTCTGAAGAATATTACAAGTCTGTTGATTCTAGTTATCGTGAGTTTCGTAAATCATCACAGAAAGAAGTTAATTATCTTGTGAAAGAGTTTGAGTGTAAGAAATCTGCTGATGCTTATGCTCGTTCTGCTACTTCACGCACTGGTGTTCTTGACACTGGCAAACTTCATACCTACAAGTATAACGAAGATCTTTTCAAGAAAGTAAATGTTATTCCTGATGGCAAGAATCATGGCATGATCTTTGTGCTTGACTGGTCTGGTTCTATGGGTCATGAAATTCTTGCTACGGTTAAGCAGCTTCTTAACTTGACTACTTTCTGTAAGAAAGTTCAAATTCCTTTTGAAGTTTATGCTTTCACGAATGACTACTACGCTGTTCGTCGCATCAAAGATGGTCAAGATGTATATGTTTCTAACGAGGAATATTACGCTAATCAAAACTGTGAAGAAGGTAAAGTTTTCATCGGAAAGAACATGTTTCATATGATGAACTTTGTTTCTTCTCGCTCCAACTCCAAAGATTATGAGCGTATGTGTCTTAACCTTTATCGTGAAGCATATACTTATACGTATCATACATGCTATCATGCTACGACTGGTATTGGTTTGTCTGGCACTCCTTTAAATGAGAGTATTATTCTTCTTAACTATATTCTCCCTCAGTTCAAGAAACAGAATGATATTCAAAAAGTTAATGTCTGTATTTTGACTGATGGTGAAGCTTGTATGAGTGCTTATGGTCGCAAGTTTTACAATGAGTATGAAGACAAAACTTATATTCGCCCTCGTCGCATGGAGTATGGTTGTGTTCTTCGTGATCGTAAGACTGGTAATGTTTATTCTGCTACTGATGGATGGGCTGAACTGACTAACAACTTCATCAATCAAGTTCGTGATCGTAATCCTGGTGTGAATATTATTGGTTTTCGTATTATGTCTGGTGGCAATCTTTCTGGATTTGTTTCTAACTACGGAAGTCTTGCACATTACGATCAAGTTCAGAAGCAGTGGAAGAAAGACAAGTCTGCCATCATTCCTTTCCCTAAAGGTTATACAGCTCTCTATGCTCTCAGTAATACAACCATTCAGCAAGATGATAACTTTGATGTAGAAACTGGTGCCAAGAAAGGAGAGATTTCCAAGGCATTCAAGAAAATGCTTAAGGGCAAATCTGCTAACAAGAAACTGCTCAGTTCTTTCATCGAGTATGTCGCATGACTTATACTAAAGGAGATATTTTCCTCCACAAATACACACACAAGTTATACATTTATGATGGGGAGGTGTGGCGTGAAATTGTCCCGAGTTCTTACTTGGGCGACCAGTTGCCAAACCGTCCACTCTGCCCCTGACTCTGCCTCACTCTGCCCTATACTTACTTCATACGCAACCAACCAATGCCTGCCAAGTCTGATCTCACCACTTCTCAACTCACTTCTTACCTGTCCGAAACCTACGGCAATGACATTGCTGCTGAGCATGTTCGTTCTGCTTGTGATCACTTTGGTGTGACCTATCCTACCGCTGTCAAGCGTCTGCGTGACTTCTATGTCAAGCGTGGCACTTGGAATCTGACGGTCCAAGAGAAACTGGAGCAGTCCTATCAAGCACCAGCAGCTGCTCCTGCTATTCGTGTTACCGATCAGGAAGATCAGAACCTTGTTCCTAGCAAAGATGACAATTATGTCCCGTTCGGTAACTTTACTGATGTAAAGAAAATCATCAAGTCTGAACTTTTCTACCCTGTATTCATCACGGGTATGTCTGGTAATGGCAAGACTTTCTCTGTTGAGCAAGCATGTGCTGTTCTAAATAGAGAGCTCATTCGTGTCAATATTACCATTGAAACCGACGAGGATGATCTTATTGGTGGTTTCCGTCTTGTTAATGGGGAAACTGTTTGGCATAATGGTCCTGTCATCGAAGCTTTGGAGCGCGGAGCTGTGTTGCTTCTAGACGAGGTTGATCTTGCTTCTAACAAGATTCTTTGCCTTCAGTCTATTCTTGAAGGTAAAGGTGTCTTCCTTAAGAAGACTGGTCGTTATGTGAAACCTGCTGCTGGTTTCAACGTGATTGCTACTGCTAACACCAAGGGAAAGGGTTCTGATGACGGTCGCTTCATCGGCACTAATGTTCTCAATGAAGCATTTCTTGAGCGTTTCGCCTTGACCTTTGAGCAAGAATATCCTCTGCCTTCTGTTGAAAGCAAGATTCTGAATAAGGCTGCTTCTACTCTTGCCATCAATGATGACAAGTTTTGTGAGAACCTTGCTAACTGGGCAGACATTATTCGCAAGACTTTTAAGGATGGTGGTGTTGATGAAGTGATTTCTACTCGTCGCCTTGTTCATATTATTCGTGCTTACTCTATCTGGGGTGATCGCATGAAAGCAATCAAGGTTTGCCTTAACCGTTTCGATGATGAAACCAAGCAGTCATTCATCGAATTGTATGATAAAATTGATGCTGATGTAACTACGGAGGAAGAAGAGAATGCCTGAGGTTCATACCAAGAAACTTCATGGTTATGTAAATCATCTTGCCACTCTTGACAGTGGCAAGACTGTTAAGATCCTAGGTGGCGAGGGTCTTAAGTTGTTTGTCAAAGATCTTGACGGCAATGTCGAAGAGTGCTACCATAATAACTTACGTCTAATTTGGGGTAAATGAACAAATATAATGAAGATGCTCTACTACAAGAGCTGCGTGACTACATCACTGGAACTTATGGACAACACTACTCTGCTGGTAATGACAGCATTCAAACGTTAGATTTGATCGAAGCATGTGGAGACGCTGAGGCATTCTGTCGAAGCAATATCCTGAAGTATGCTTCACGCTATGATAAGAAAGGAACTGCCCGTCGTGATATCATCAAGATCCTTCACTACGCTCTCCTTCTCCTTCACTTCTCTGACAAGACCTCTGTTACTGAACCCTACAATCAATGAGTAAAGTTATCCTATCTAAAAAAACTCTCGATGTCCTCAAAAACTTCTCCACAATCAACTCCTCTATCGTATTCAGAAAAGGGAGCACAGTACGAACTATCTCAAATGCAGAGAACATTCTCGCAAAGTTTACTGGCGAAGAAGTATTTCCTGTGGACTTCGCTATCTATGATCTCAGTCAGTTCCTTTCTGGGATCTCTCTGTTTAGCGACCCTCAGCTTGAGTTTGACAACGAAAATTTTGTCAACATCCGTGGCAGTCGTCAGTCTGCTCGTTATTACTTTTCTGATCCAGAGATTACGCTCAAAAGTGCTCCAGAGAAAAATGTAAAGTTTCCTGGTGCTGATATCCAGTTTAATCTAACTGGTGATGATCTGATTGCTTTACAGAAAGCATCTGCTGTTTATAGTCTTCCTGATCTGACATTCTCGTCTGAGGAAGGTTCTAACGAAATCAAACTTATCCTTCGTGATAAAGAAAATGATACCAGCAATACTTACGATCTCACGGTGGCAGGTTGTTGTACTGACACCTATTCTCTTGATCTTAAGATTGAGAACATTCGTTTGCTACCTGGGGATTATACTGTCAAAATATCCCAGCACTTGATTTCTGAATGGACTAATGTTAATGTTGATTTGACATATTACATTGCTCTCGAACCCTGATGAAGCATATTCTTTTTACCCTTAAGGGGTGTCCTTGGGAAGCACTTAACGATGATGCATACATCAAACATTGTTTAGTGGAAGCTTCTAAGTGGGGAAAAGCTACAATGTTAAACGTCACAAGTCATAAGTTTTTCCCTCAGGGTTTGACTGCTTTTGCTCTTCTTTCTGAAAGTCATATCAGCATTCATACTTGGCCAGAAAAAGGTATGGCA